AGAAACGGTTTAAAAGATTTATTGACTCATTCATGTGGAGAAAATATAAAACTATTGAAGAAGCATTCTCGAATTACATTTAATTACATTTAATTACATTTAATACCCTTGACACCTAGAACTAGGTGTGCTAGGTTACGAACATTGAGGTTCTTTAATTTGGTACACTTTGCCTCCTAAAATTCAACCTAGGGCATTCTGCAATGAAATTTGGCTATTCCTGAATAATGTGTGTTCCTGATTTGTAACCTGAACGATTCCAGGCCATAAAAAAGGGGGTAATTTCTCGCCCCCCTTTGTAATCCTTTGTAATCCTTTGTAATCCTGCTAAATCGGCCTTTTTTTATTATTGTTTCCCTCCCGTTTCCAATATTCAAACTGTTTCCAATACTGTTCTTTTTTATACTTAATTTGTTCCCTGCGCCAGAATTCTATAATTCTCTGTGTCTCCAGTTGCTCAATCTGTAAACTTGTAACCTCCTGGACCTTCCCGGCTTCTTTGCGTTCGTCAATTTCCGCCTGTTTCATCCATTTGAGATAAACTGCAAGAGCTTCATTCCACAACATGTGGACTCTCACGTCTTCCTTGATTGCCAATTGCCGGAAGCGTTTCCAGATTTCTGCATCTATTTCGACTTTTACCCGTTTTAACATCATTAATTACCCTCCTTTCTTACTATTTCCTTGATGATAAAAATGAAAATTCCCACTATTATGATTGCGGTTAACAATTCCATGGTTTTAGCTCTCCTGTTGATAAATTCTTTCCTTTTTTCAAAAACGCAGATTTCCTTGTGTTTGGTAGTTGATTAAGTCCAAGAGGCAATCAGAGGGTCGTTGTCCGACTAAAATGCCCTGTTTTTACCCTCTGCCTGCCCCTTGATTCAATTTTGGGGAACCTTAGCTATCAGCGTTTTCAGTTTTTCGATTTCTTCTGCCAGCCGGGTATTTTCTTTCCAAGCTTGATCCAGCAGCAACTGATTCTCCTGTACGTTATAATCAGCTGCCCGTAAACACGACTCAAGATACTTGATTCTCTCCGTCCACTCATTTCTCATTTTCCCCCTCCTTTCCACCTTTAAACAGACATTTTGATAATTCAAATCCTAAATAATACACTTTATATATCTCAAAATTAGATTTTTTGGTTTGATTTACATAATGAATTGCTTCGTTGATATTTGGTTGAATAATATACAACGTCCTTATTTTTTTATCAAAACTATTTGTACTTTTCATTGCAACTCTAAATAATTTCATCATCTTATCCTTTTAAATATGTACCAATATTTTGTTATTGTCCATATATCGCAATGCTCCGGTTAATGTAGCTTGCGCCGCTCTAATCGTCCCATTTTTTTCGATCACAAAAAATTTATTTCGCGAAGTTAAAATTGATTGATGTATCTGGTCAATCTGTTTATCAATATCTTTATCTTTGCTCCAAAAACCGACCCACGTATTGCCGTTTTTATTCAAAATTATTTCATTCATCTTTTAATCCCATTTTCCCTCATTTTTTGGCAAGAAAGTAACTCTACTTTCTCCTCAATTATTCCCGCCCAATCCCAGCTTTCCGGGGAATCAGTTAACGGATGTAAAGTATTAAATTTCCTAACTCTCACGGAATCAAGAGAAAGTTTTAAAACTACAATGTAATCAATTTTTCTGCTACTCATTTTTTTCTCCTCCCCCGGCTAAGGTGCCGGGGTACCTTTTTTGCTGTTAATTACAACCCTGCTTGTGCTTCCATGAGATCCGCCTCCGCTTCCGTTTTAGCAGCAAGAGCCTCGACCACTGCGCCCTTGTTGGCGCAAATAATTTCTTGGCCGGCATATATCGGGTGTTCTGCCTGCCGGAAGTAAGCTGCAGACATCTCGCGTTGCTGTGCTGCAAATACTCTTTTTTCTGCCGCTGCTACTTTTACTTTTGCCCGCTCGATCCTTTTGTAATCCATAATAACCTCCTGTAATTTTGTATAGATTTCCGGCACATCATTGCCGGTGCATTTTTCCGATCTCCAATTTCCGCCGCAAGCATATTTTTTGCCGAAATTGCCCCGGCTTGTGAGCTTATACCATGTCCTATCACAAGCATTATATTGCGCTTCCGGCCCGGACTCTCTGCTGCCGATATATAGGCGCACAAGCTCGCCACAATGCTCTTCTGCCGCCGGGTCATTACTCCACTCCCACCCGGTAAACATACCGCGCGACTCACAATAATCAGCCATTGCGTCGTCGTAGCAACAATCGTAAGTGCGCTCCATCTTGCCGGATACAGTATATCTGCCTAATATTGGCAGATTATACTCCATAATTGCCTTGTCGGCGGTAATTGTCTCTCTATCCGCCTCGGCGTCATCGAGATCGGCGCGGGCAATCATAAGGGCGGCATGCGACTTAGCCTTATCGGCATATCTTGTATCAGCCCAATATGCCCTCATATCCTCCGCCCATCGGCGGCTCTCTGCGGTGGTAAGATTAGCCATGTTGCACCTCCAATCCCCGACGCTTGATCTCCGCTAGCAAATCAGCATCAGATACACTGCCCAGGTCAACGGGCGGGAGCTCAATCGCTTTGTCCGCCTGTTTTGAGTCCCATGCTTTCCGCGCGCTTGCGGCATCTGTGCTGTCTAGTGATCCGTTATCCATGACAATATACCACCCGGCATCTGTATTGCCGCCGCGGTGATCCTTCTGCCCGGTGCGGATAATATCTCCAGGCATTGCCTCAATCTCTACCTCTCCGCCATCATCGTCTCCGAGGTATCTACCCCACTCCATGTCTGGTCGTCCTCCCACCGGCCAAGATGTGATTTTTGCGATCCAAGGTCGGCTATAACGTCTTTGATTGTAGAGTCCAAATTTTTGCGATATTTTCATCTTTTTTCTCCTTCCCCGGCTAAGGTGCCGGGTACCTTAAGTGTTGTTAATAAAAAAAAGGTGCCCGTGCCTGATTGCTCAGGTCGGTACACCCTTTGCTTTGCCCCGTGAGGGGCGGTGCCGTGGGTTATACTTCGTGCAGTGCTGCTGCTGCCGTTAATAAGTCGCCCACATTTTTCCGTAGTCGGTCTTCAATCCGCCTCCGGAGGTGTTTTCCCACCTCCGAATTTTTGATGAACGCCTCAATGGCGTCCCTCTGTTCGCTGCGATCTCTCGCCGCCCTCAGCCCCTCGTGCAGGGGCTGAAACCCCCTCCCCTCTGCGTTAATGTCGCAGAGGATAATCTCTTCCCCCTGCAACGTCGCAGGGGAATGAGTTCCGCCGGCCCCGATTACCAGGGCTGGCCGGGCGGCCATCGCCCCGTGATACCCGCGTGGCGCGTCGAAGGTGGCCGTAGCCACTAAAAAATCATATAATCCCTTCAAATTTTCCATCTTTTTTCTCCTTTGCCCGCCCGCCGTGAGGTCGGGGCTTACGGCCGTGGATCCTTCCCCGGCTAAGGTGCCGGGTACCTTTGTTTTTATTGATTATATATAAGAGCAATAGCTGTGCCACATCGCATTAATTTTGCAAAAACACCGTAAGTATCTGTTTTTAAAAGGATAAAAATAAAAATAAAAAAAGTTTGCAAATCGTGAGGGGGTGCCAATTTGGGGAAATAACCACCCCTGAAACCTGTTGATAACTCTAATAATGTTTATAAATCAGCACCTTAGCCCATAAATGCCCCATCGTGGAAAAACCCCAAAAACCGGTGAAAATAACCAGTAATACCTGTTATCAACAAGGTTATCAACAGTGGTAGCAAAAATGCCTTATATAATACATACTTAGACAAATCAGGGCTTTTGGTGCCTGTTGATAAAAAAACTTGACATGTATATATTGGAAGTCATATAATGGCACATGGCAAAGATAAAGCTAACAGCAAAGCAAGAAAAATTCTGCCAGGCAATCGCGGATGGTAAAACTGCATATGACGCCTATAATCTTGCATATGACGCCGACAAAATGAAAAGCGCAGGTATTTATGTTGCTGCTTCTCGGATGCTAGACAAGACTAATATCCAGCTAAGAATCGAAGAACTAAAAAAAGCCATTGAAAAGAAATATTTGTGGACACGTGAGATGAGCATTCAAATCCTTGGTTCAATCGCATTGAAGCCTTCAACCCTTGACAATAACAAAATTGCAGCGATTAAAGAATTAAATGCAATGCATGGATTTAATGAACCAAAAAAATATGAACTTGCAATAAATCCATTGGTGCTGATCCTTGAAAATGACGAAGGCGCAAAGTAAAATATTTCGGGATGAGTCCCGGTTTAAAGTCGTCGTTGCCGGACGGCGATTCGGTAAAACAGTCCTAGCTCTCTGGTCACTGATAGCCGTTGCCTACAATAAGCAAAACTCGATATGCTGGTACACAGCACCGACATACAGGCAGGCAAAACAGATTGCCTGGTCAATGTTGAGAGGTTTTCTGCCGCAAGAAGCTATTGCCAGCCGGAACGAAACAGACCTGTCATTGACGCTCATCAACGGTTCGATTATTGCCCTGCGCGGTGCAGACAATTACGATTCGTTACGTGGTGTCGGTCTTGACGCACTTGTGCTCGATGAATATGCGGACATGGCAGCGGAGGTGTGGACGGAAGTATTAAGGCCATCGTTGTCTGACAAACGCGGTTCCGCGCTATTCATTGGGACTCCTGCCGGGTTCAACCATCTTTACAATTTATGGATCGAAGCAGAAACTAAGCCTGACTGGAAGGCATGGCAATTCACAACAGCGGACGGCGGGAATGTGCCACCAGAAGAACTTGAAGCCGCGCGCCTTGACTTGGATGAACGAACATATAAACAGGAATACCTTGCCAGCTTCGAGAGTATGACTGGACGTGTATATTCGGAATTCGACCGGCATTTAAATGTATCCGCCGATCTCGTTGATACGGGCGTGGAATTGCTTGTCGGTATGGACTTTAACATAAACCCCATGAGTGCCGTTATCGGTGTTAAAGTAACAAATCAGCTTCATATATTGGACGAAATCACGATCCCAAACGGTAATACTGAATTGATGTGCGATGCCTTGCACTTGCGATATCCAAACCGCCGCATTTATGTTTATCCAGACCCATCAGGACAGGCGCGTAAGACAAGTTCACCTGTTGGGCAGACGGACTTTTCGATATTGGCCGCTCACGGGTTCCGTGTCTTGTCTCCTCCGTCTGCGCCACTGGTTGTCGACCGCGTGAATGAAGTCAATGCGATGTTCAAAAACGCCAAAGGCGAAAGGCGGCTATTTGTGCATCCGCGATGTAAGACGCTTATCAAGTGTCTCGACGGATTAACATACAAAGAAGACACGTCGCAGCCGGATAAAAGCCTTGGACTCGACCACCTTCCAGATGCACTGGGATACTTGGTGCATTACGAATTTCCAATTATTGAGAGAATGTCCAAAATGAAAATAACCGGCATTTAAAGGAGGAAAAATATGGAGTTAAAAAGCCAAGTAAGCACAACACATCCCGAATATGATGCGATGGCGGATAAGTGGATTCGAATGCGAGACACCGTAGCAGGAACTGACGCGGTGAAGGCCGCCGGAACGCGATACCTGCCGGCATTAAAAGAACAGTCAACGGCTGATTACGAAGCCTACAAGACAAGGGCGAAGTTTTTCAACGCTACATGGAGAACAGTGCAAGCATTGACCGGAATGTTATTCCGCCGGCCACCGATTGTTGATGTTCCTGAGTCTATTAAGCCACTGTTGGAAGATGTAACGATGTCCGGCATCTCATTTACCACTTTTGCCCAACAAATAGCAATGGAATCGCTTACCGTGGGACGTGTCGGCATCCTCGTTGACTACCCGACACAGTCCACAGAAGGCATGACCGCAGCCGAAGCCGCAAAGCTGAATCTCCGACCAATTATGCAGAAATATGAAGCGGAGGCGATTTTCAACTGGAAGACGGCATGGATTGGCAATAAAACAGTCACCACGTTAGTTGTGCTCACTGAAGACGCTGCGCTGGAAGGAAACGAGTTCGAGCACAAAACAGAAGAGCGGTATCGGGTTTTAGACCTATCCGGTGGAGCCTATCGCGTCCGAGTGTTGCACGTTAATGAGAATGGCGATGATGAGCAAATCGGCGGTGACATATACCCGTTAATGAACGGCAAGATGCTTGATTTTATACCGTTCTATTTTCTTGGCGTGGATGATACAACGCCTGACATTGACATACCGCCATTGCTCGACTTGGCCGATCTCAATCTCGACCACTACCGCATGACGGCAGATCATAAGCACGGCCTGCACTTTACCGGCCTGCCTACCGGAGTTATTACCGGCTACCGGCCGGAAAACGAAAATGAAAAACTTTATGTCGGC